ATGCGGATCCGCTGGCGTTCGAAGAAAAGCATGGTTCCCAGGTTGATTTAATTTTTCGTTTTCTTGATCACGCTTTTGCAACCGGCGTGCTCGGGTAAAAGAGGTTACTGATGCGTATAGAGTTTGTTTTGCCTTACCCGCCGACGGTGAACACCTACTGGCGACGTCGTGGCAGCACATATTTTGTATCAAAAGCCGGTGAGCGTTATCGCCGGGCTGTGGCGCTTATTGTTCGCCAGCAGCGGCTGAAATTAAGCCTGTCCGGACGGCTGGCAATAAAAATTATTGCAGAACCACCGGATAAGCGCCGCCGTGACCTGGACAACATTCTGAAAGCACCGCTGGATGCGCTGACGCATGCGGAAGTGCTCATTGATGACGAGCAGTTTGATGAAATCAATATTGTGCGCGGTCAGCCTGTGCCAGGTGGACGGCTGGGCGTGAAGATTTACGAAATCAGAGGTGGTAACGATGGCGCGTGATATCCAGATGGTTCTTGAGCGATGGGGGGCATGGGCAGCAAATAATCATGAAGATGTAACATGGCCCTCGATAGCTGCTGGTTTTAAAGGATTAATCCCGACTAAAGTGAAATCACGTCCTAAGTGTTCTGATGATGACGCCATGATAATTTGTGGTTGTATGGCACGATTAAACAAGAATAATCAGTATTTGCACGATTTGTTGGTGGATTATTACGTAGGTGGAATGACATTTATGGCTCTTGCACGTAAGCATAGATGTTCTGATGGGCTTATTGGTAAAAGGCTTTATAAAGCGGAAGGTATTATTGAAGGAATGCTTATGGCTCTGAATGTCCGGTTAGATATGGATATGCGGTAGGGATATATAGTGATGAGGGTTATGTTTTCTGTGTTTATAATTAACATGTTTATTTTTTGATGGTCATGTATTGTGGAAGGTAGATAAAATGTTGCCTGGTGAATTGAAAATATTGATAATCAATCTTCATCATTAAATAAAAGGAGTGCTTATGTGGATTGTGTTAGTACTGTCACTGTCAACTCTCAGTTGGCATAAGGTAGTGGCTTTTTCATTGTTGACGGTGTCTGTTGTCCTGGCTGTGCTTAATGATATTATTGATTGGTCGGTGTTATTTTTTGTTGCTACAATCGTTTTTTTTATTATTTTGAAGTTCAACTGGAAATATAACGCCTGGGCTAAATCTATATATGAAGTTGGCATAGTTTTATCAGCCATAGCATTATTTTTCCATCTATGGCCAGGGTTTCACAATCCTGTAGTGCTAAATTCTGTTACTGTTGGCCCTCAAAGTACTCCCTATACAATGTATTTTAATTTTGATAAAGCGCTGGTGCCATTTTTGTTAGTCCTGTGTACATCTTCTTTGTTTAAAAAAGAAGTAAAATCAGAAGTGTCTTTGTGGAAGTGGGGGGCTCTGTCGCTCTCTGTTCCTCTTATCCTGTTTTTGGCTGTTTTTTTTGGTGGATTAAAGCCAGAGATTCATTTTCCTGAGTGGTTGCCAGAGTTTATATTGGCTAATTTGTTTTTTGTGTCTCTGGCAGAGGAATCATTATTTAGAGGGTATATTCAATCACGGCTATCAGAAGTAACGTCTCCATTGGTTGCATTAATTGTGGCGGCTTTGTTGTTTGGTTTTTATCACTATTCAGGTGGTGCTTTACTTGTATTATTTGCCACGTTATCTGGTGTTGTGTATGGATTGTCATGGATGTGGAGTGGGCGTTTGTGGGTTGCCACCCTTTTCCATTTTGGTTTGAATCTGTGTCACTTGTTATTCTTTACCTATCCATTTTTAAAACATAATTGATTTTTTCTATGGTTTTAAATTTATAAGACTGAAAAATAGCAGGACGTGACATTTGCATGAAAAATATGCACGGCAAAGCATTTACGTACGTAAAAAATCAGGTATGCTGTTAAGAGTGGTTATTTCGCCGCATAGCTTGACCCCGCCTCTGAGCGGGTTTTTTGTGCCCGCAAAGTAGCGCAGTGCGTTAAATGTGCTGGTAGTTATTAATACAGGTCTTTCAGCTTGCTGGCTTTTTCGACAAGAGTTATTGGTGTGTCACGTTAACCGGAAAGGGTAAAAAGACATGCTGAAACAGCAGGATATGACAGAAACCGCCAGAGTTGTGTTTGATGAATTAAGCGTCACCGAACCGGCGACAGTCGGGGAGATTGCGCAGAATACTTACCTTTCACGCGAACGCTGCCAGTTAATACTGACCCAGCTGGTTATGGCGGGTCTGGCAGACTATCAGTTCGGTTGTTACAGACGCCTTCAGTCCTGAAGGCTTTTTTATTTGTGGTAAATGGGCGGCTGGTGGGTGTTAGGGGCACTCACCAGCCATCTGCTCATGCGTCCGGATCACAAGCAAACCTCAGGCCCACTGCTTTGCGCAAAAGCAGAATGAGCCTATCAGAGACAGGCTTAATGATCCATGCTTAATACTGTAAAAATATCCAGTTGTGAGTTAGTCAACGCCGACTGCCTGGAATTTATCCGGTCGTTACCCGAAAATTCTGTTGACCTGATAGTCACGGACCCGCCGTACTTTAAAGTGAAGCCCGAGGGCTGGGATAACCAGTGGAAGGGCGACGATGATTACCTGAAGTGGCTGGACCAGTGTCTGGCGCAGTTCTGGCGGGTGCTGAAACCTGCCGGAAGTCTTTACCTGTTCTGTGGCCATCGCCTGGCATCTGATATCGAAATCATGATGCGTGAACGCTTCAGTGTGCTGAACCATATTATCTGGGCGAAGCCGTCCGGACGCTGGAACGGGTGCAACAAGGAAAGCCTGAGGGCGTATTTCCCCGCCACAGAGCGCATTCTGTTCGCGGAACATTATCAGGGGCCGTATCGTCCGAAAGATGCCGGGTATGAGGCGAAGGGCAGGGCACTGAAACAGCATGTGATGGCTCCGCTGATTTCTTACTTTCGTGATGCGCGTGCTGCCCTGGGGATAACGGCAAAACAGATAGTGGATGCCACAGGAAAGAAAAACATGGTGTCGCACTGGTTCAGTGCCAGTCAGTGGCAGCTACCGAACGAAAGCGATTATCTGAAATTACAGGCGCTGTTTGCCCGGGTGGCAGAAGAGAAGCATCAGCGGGGTGAACTGGAGAAGCCCCACCACCAGCTGCTGGAGACGTATACTTCACTGAACCGGCAGTATGCGGAACTACAGAGTGAATATAAGCATCTGCGGCGGTATTTCGGTGTGACGGTGCAGGTGCCGTACACCGATGTGTGGACGTATAAACCGGTGCAGTACTATCCAGGGAAACATCCGTGCGAAAAACCGGCAGAAATGTTGCAGCAGATAATCAGCGCAAGCAGTCGTCCGGGAGACCTGGTTGCAGATTTCTTCATGGGGTCGGGGTCGACAGTCAAAGCCGCGATGGCGCTGGGGCGTCGTGCAACTGGCGTTGAGCTGGAGACTGAACGTTTTGAGCAGACGGTCAGGGAAGTACAGGATTTAGTCAGTCAGAACGGATGATATTGCAGAATTAACCGGGTATCAGGTACGCCCCGAAAATTTTAAATGTCTCACAATTCAGACGGTTGACAGTTGTCTGGTTTGCGGGGAGTTTGTTAAAAGAAACTGGCATGGTGAATCCCCCTGAGCGGAGGGGCATATCAGCGCAGGTGTTTCTACTCTATCCTTTCTGTGCGGGTTCAGGTGCTGATACTGAACTCACCGGGAGGCACCCGGCACCATGCATATGGTTAACAGACACGTAGCGAAGCCCCTCTCCGGAGGGGCTTTTTTTATGGGCAAAAAAAGCCCGCGCTGGGAGACGCGGGCGGCAAGGAATAAACAACAAAACGTGAAGTAATATTTCAGCTGGCGAATAATACCCCATGGTAATCACTCTGCGCAACTGCGCGGCCTTTTTCGAATTGCGGGCTGTAAGTCTCCCTTCTGCCATTGTCCTGTAACTTCCGGACTTCAGCCCGCTCTTTATCTGATTCAGTACACTATCCCGGCCGGGAGGATTCATGACATTTAAACATTACGATGTGGTCAGGGCGGCATCGCCGTCAGACCTTGCTGATGCACTTGCGCAAAAAATTCGTGAAGGATGGCAACCATACGGTGGGCCGTTTTCTTCGTATACGGATGATGGCGCAGCACTTATTCAGGCGATTGTCGCAGAAGGTGATGTGAGCACACCTGTTGTGGTGAAGCCGACAGGTGGAGAAGGTGCAGTAATCAGTGCCACCAGCGACCCGGAGTATTACTTTGTTGTGGTTCTGGCAGGGCAGTCAAACGGCATGTCGTATGGTGAAGGTCTTCCGCTGCCGGAGACATATGACCGTCCGGACCCGCGTATTAAGCAGCTGGCGCGCCGCAGTACGGTGACACCGGGCGGTGCAGCATGCAAATATAACGACATCATTCCGGCGGACCATTGTCTGCATGATGTGCAGGACATGAGCCGCCTTAACCATCCGAAAGCGGACCTGTCAAAGGGGCAGTACGGAACCGTGGGGCAGGGGCTGCATATCGCCAAAAAACTGCTGCCGTTTATACCGGCGAATGCGGGCATTCTGCTGGTTCCGTGCTGTCGTGGTGGTTCAGCGTTCACCACCGGAGCTGATGGCACATACAGTGACGCGAGTGGTGCTTCGGAGAATTCAACCCGCTGGGGTGTGGACAAGCCGCTGTATAAGGACCTTATCGGTCGAACAAAAGCAGCACTGAAGAAGAATCCGAAAAATGTGCTGTTTGCCGTGGTGTGGATGCAGGGGGAATTTGATTTTGGCGGTACGCCGGTAAATCACGCCGCACAGTTTGGTGCGCTGGTTGATAAATTCCGTGCAGACCTGGCGGATATGGCAGGCCAGTGCGTCGGTGGCTCTGCTGGCGGTGTTCCCTGGATATGCGGGGACACGACGTATTTCTGGAAGCAGAAGAACGAATCCACGTACCAGACGGTGTATGGCAGCTATAAAAACAAAACGGAAAAGAATATCCATTTCGTACCGTTCATGACGGATGAGAACGGGGTGAATGTGCCGACGAACAAACCGGAAGAAGACCCGGACATTCCGGGTATCGGATATTACGGTTCGAAATGGCGTGACAGCTCAGCCACCTGGACGTCACAGGACAGGGCGAGCCATTTCAGCGCCTGGGCACGCCGTGGGATTATTTCCGACCGTCTGGCAACGGCGATTTTGCGCCATGCGGGAAGAGTGGCGCTAAACGCGGGGGCATCATCGACAGTATCAGAGGTGCGCCCGTCATCG